GTCTACCATTCTGCCCCCCACCGCCGCCGCCATAAAGACCACCATGACCAATAAGTAGTCCATTTGAACCATTGGACCCGCCGCCTCCTGGATCTGAACCTAATGGTGTCGTAGAAGAATTTAATCCGGCGGCACCGTTTCGATTGATTATACCTTTCGTAGGATCCAAATTCTCGAATCCAGTGGCAACTAATCCAATTCCGCCACCGCCACCTGCAGGATATATACTATTAGAGCCAGCACCACCACCCCCACCACCTTGATATCCCGCCTTCCCACGCGTCGCAAAAATACCGGTAGTAGTTGCTGCATTGCCGCCTATACCCAACACTCCGTCACTACCAGCACCACCACCCCCACCACCCGCTTTACCACGGGAACCAGCCCCGCCTGGACTGCCCGCCCTACCTTGAGATTTTAATATGGTAGAGTCATTGGAAATGAAAAAATCACTCTTAGTTAATCTTGATGCATTTTTTCCGCCCTTGGCTAATAAATAGGTTTTATCTTTAAAATAAGTGTCTCCCCCAGAACCCGCCCCGCCAATTCCCCCCATACCAACACCAATCGAATATGTATATCCTGGAGTCACTTTCACAGTAGCACATACAAGTGCACCACCCACACCACCAGCACCACCATCAGTTGATTCTGCGCCACCAGCGCCGCCGCCGGCAATTGCAACGATGTCAACTACTGTAACTCCCTGTGGACAAGTCCAATTGTAATTACCTGGGGTTGTGAAAAATTTTAAGCCCATAATTTTATTCAATACTCACTACTTGGTACTTGTATCTTTGACTGTTATGGAAGGGGATCTTGCAACAATGGGCCCAGCATATCCATCAGTTCTAAGTTCTATAATAAAATTTTCGTCCCCGTCGACCTTCTTATCAGCCTTCAATGATCTTGTAAGCTGACTAGTCCCGGCGCTACCTACTGGTAACACACCTTGAGTAATGTTGTCTATAAAATCATCAGCTGTGCAAGTGCCGCTGGTGGTCCAATATAATGTTGTGCCAGCAGAAACATTTGATACTCTAATAGAAAAATTAATCGATCCACCTTCATTGACTTGGGTAACTCCAGTGGCACTAATAATTGAATAAGTCTTTGGTATTTGATTACTAGTGTCATTTACAGTCACTGGTAGTGACTTGGTAAGTGTAATTGCTCCTGTCCCAAGACTACTCTTGATCACTAACTCCATTGTTTCGGGAGAAATTTCAGTTACTCTGTCAGAAGCCAATGTTCTAATGAAATTGGCCGACCCATTCAAAGAATTTGCAGGAACTGTTATAGTAATTGAGTCTGAATTTTTTGAATCGGTGAAATCGTCAGGAGTGGTTTTTCCAATATTTTCCCAAAATAAAGTCGTGCCGTCAGCAATACCGGTTGTTACAAGAGTATATAATACCGAATCGCCCTCATTTACTACTGTTACGTTCGAAGTCAATCTATATGTTGGTGGAGCTGTGCTAGTGTCATTGACGTCAACTTTACTAGCAGTTGCTACTACTGGTCCAGTAATACTACCAGTCCTCAATTCCAATATTATTGTTTCGTTTGGATCTGTCAGATTATCAGCCAATAAGGTCCTAGATATAGTAGGGGGATTGGTAGAATTTATAATAATAAACCCAGAATTTCTTCCATCAGTAAAATCAGCTGCTGACGTTCCCTTATTGGTCCAATATAAAGTTGTTCCATCGGGAACATTACTTGTTGAAATTCCATAAGTGACTGTGCCACCTTCATTGATAGTGATCGTGTTTGGAGTTGTAAAAATGGAATAAGTTGGTGGAGGCGTTATGCTTGAATCGGTAATTGTTATTGTGGGAGATGTCGCAAGCAATTGGCCAGTAGTAATATTATCCTTAACTACTTTAAAAGTCAATTTTTCAGCACCTTCCGTTTTCAAATCAGCAGTGACCGATATAGTTAAAGAAAAAGAGCCAGTGCAAGTATTGTTTAAATTTTGATTATATCCCGGGGTAGTTGCGCTAAATGTAAAGGGACTACCTTTGGCAAAAGGATTAACACTATCGAAATCTTCGTAACCAGCAGTACCAACACCAGTTACTGGAACTAAGTAAATTTTTGTATCTATTGGGATATTTTGATAATTAACTGTTAATGTTATTATATTATTATTAGTTTCAGTAACTGATGTGGGTGTTGCGGTGATAGTGATATTTTGCACTAATGTTTTACTAGAATCTGTTACAGAAATAATCTGAGATTTCCCCAATATGTCGCCTTTTGAGTTTGTATCTTTAACTTGAATTTGGATAGTTTCCGGAACTGTCTTCTCTGTAGTATAATCATTTTTCAATTTAAAAGTTAAATTTACAGTAGGCTGAGATTGCAATGTTTGATCTGGATATACTTCAAAGTCAGTAACTATAGTATCTCCAATATTTTCCCAGTATAATAAAGAACCAGTATTAACACCACGAGGTTTTAAAGTAAATATTATTTCATCACCCTCATTTATCACCGGGCCTTTATCCGTGGTTATAATAACTTCTGGCAGACTAGTGTCATTAATAATAACTTTTGAACTAGCCATAGCAGGGCCAGTGATGCCGAAACTAGAAACTTCAAAAGTTATAGTTCTAGCACCATCTTTTCTATAATTATTGGATACTGTTCTAACAATTGTAGCCGATCCAGATACAATCTTCTTATATCCAGTATTTTTACCATCAGTAAATTCAACAGAGGACAATGTTGAACCACCATCAGTGGTTCTCCAAAAAATGTAATCACCATCATTAAATGAAGTAGCAGTTACCACAAAACTAACTGAAGATCCTTCGTTAACCGCCGAAACATTTGATGTGATCTTAACTCCTGGTTCTAGGCCAACATTTGCCGTTGGGAATTTCCTAACATTACCTGGCCAAACAATCCTAACCGCGCCACCTCCAACTTTTGGAACACTGATGCCATTAACTGTTTTATTAACATTTAAGCTGCCTCCGCCACCAAAAATTTCTTGCGACCCGCCAGAACCAGCTTCTCCTGAATTTTTACCACTATTGCCTTTACCATTCAAGCCAACGCCACCACCGGCATACCCAACAAGTCTTGTTACTGGTCCTGAAAATGATCCGCCAGCACCACCACCGCCATATCCAGCAGCACCTGCGCTGTTTGTAACAGTTGCTTCTACTTTTGCTGTCTTTCCATCTTTTTGTATGACTCTATCTACCCGACCATCTGACCAATAATAGGTAACGGATCCCGCCCCAGAATATGTTCCAGAACCATTACCGCCTTCTCCCCCAGAGTTGCCTTTTGAATCTGATTCATAACCGCCAGCTCCGCCACCACCAGCAGGTATAGGCCCACCAGAAACAGCCCAGCCGCCGTCACCGCCTTTGCCGCCACCGCCACCAGCAAAACTTCCGCCTTCACCACCTTTAAAAACTGTAAAAGTCGATTCTGACCATCCAGAAGCTGAACCTCGAGCACCTGGTTGAGTATAATTTCTTTTTTCACCGGATGCTCTTTTTCCAGCCAATCCAGCAACCGTCGATTTGCTTATGAAATAGCTATCACCATCTGTTGTTGAGTTAATCACGGCTTTTCCAACTTTTACAGTATATGATTGGCCTTCTGTAACAGGAATATCATTTTTCCATCCTAGGCCACCCCCGCCGCCGCCACCTTCAGATGCCCCAGCAGCACCGGCACCAATACAAACAACACTGACATTAGAAACTCCTTTAGGAGGAGTCCAAGTACCATCAATATCAAATGTTTTACTACCCCAGGCCGAATAGTCAATACCTTTTAATTTATCAACTTCATCCTTTTCTGCTTTCTCGGCGGCCGCCGAGTCTTTCAATTCATCAGGTAACTTTATATACCTTTGAGTGGCTCCTGATAACCCATAATAGTAATCCGAAGAGTCTACCATCTGATTTGCCGACCATGGTCCTTTAACTTTGTTCATAACTTCGGATTGTGTCAATAGTGGCCATAACTCCAAAGCACAAGCCAATATGCCAGTTACTTGTGGCGAGGCCATACTGGTGCCTTGCATCTTCATCAAATAGTAGGAACCATCTCTAGGATCAGGCACTATAGAATCTTTATGCCATCTTCCAGTAACTCCACTAATGATAGCAGTGCCTGGAGCAAAAACATCAATTCTAGGACCATTATTACTGTATTCTGCTTTTCGTTCTTCAACAGCAACATCGACAGACCCAACACACAACACGTCGTCAGCACACCCCGGACTCGGTCCCCTCATATAATACACATTTTTCCCTGAATTTTTACCTTCTGATGGAATAACAGCATTGTCATAGTCTAGGCTTCCAAAAATTGCATTAATTCCTGAAAAATTTGAGGCGGCTGCCACTTGAATAATCCCTTCTTTAGTTGAATTGGTAATGCTATTATCCAAACTACTGTCTCTATAGCCAATCCTCCATTTTCCAGTTGTTTCTATTGTAGTGCCATTAAGGCGATCATTAAGTAATATTTTGAAATTACTTCTTTCATTCAACCAATTTCTATTAGTATATGTTTGACCTTGATATATTACAGAAGAAATTTTATCTGGGTAAACCTCTGGATAAAATAAACACAAACTATTATTAACGATTGTAGGGTTTTTACGACCAGTGGCAGGATTTATTGGTTTGGACTGGTGGAACTGTCTAACATAATCTATCACCACATAGGCCCAATTACCAATACTGTTAGTGCTTGTTGTTTGTGCGAAATTTATACTATAAATATTTGCCGACCTAGCCCAACCTTGGGTATTGCCCGCAACGGTTGCCGCAACGTGAGTGCCATGATCACTACTCTCAGTAATCTCGTTAACATAAGTCCCATCCGGTGCGTTAGGTCCCAATACTGCTTTATTATGCTGTAACCAATTATAGTATTTTACTCTAGATCCGCCAGTACCGTCGGCATTGACTGCAAATTCCGGATGATCTGCAAGTATGTGACCGTCGCATATAACAACATCGACATTTTGTCCAGTGTATTTTAAACCAATAGCTCCTGACAAATTTTCTTTGCGACCAATTCCCCAGTTGGCCTGAGTGGTTCCATTAAAGCATCTATATAATCCCCAATTTTTATCATCTGACGTTGAGTTCCACGACTTATTCCAATTTTCTTGAAATTGTCCTACTGACCCAGTAGATTCTGCTTTAACACCCAGCGCCCAATATGGCAACGTGACGTCCAAAACTCTTGGATCTTTTTTGATTTGTTCAGCTTCTTCATCAGTTAGCATGAAATGAGTGCTGTTGCTCATTGGCCTTAGTTCGGCTATTTCAACACGTCTATGAGGAATATATAAATCCCCCCCAATAGACTCCATGTCTTCATACAGGGAATTTATATCATCAAAATTTTTGACTATAACTATATATTCTTTAAGGTTATTTGCCATAATGAAATTACAAATCAGTGTTGACCCAATTTTGGCCATCAAACATCAAAAACTGTCCTGGTTTTAGATCTGAAATAACAACATTGGTCAATGATCCCAAGCCAATATTGCCGGAGCTTCCTGTATATCCAACGCTGCCCCTGCTACCAACATATCCTGCACCAGTGCTTCCAGTATATCCCAAATTCCCTTTGGTGCCAGGAATGCCTGAAGGACCCATTGCACCTGAGGCGCCCGACGGACCCATTGCACCACTAGCACCTTTAGATCCTCGACTTCCAGTATATCCTGATGGGGCTGGGCCTGTTGGTCCACTAGGTCCTGTTGGTCCACTAGGTCCTGTTGGTACTAAATTTGGATCATATGGTTCTTCACCATATATAATATCATCATATGTCATAATTGATTCCTATGCTGTAAATATTTTTAATGCTTTGTCATAATGCGCTTGTCTATCCTCTAACCCATTATAACCACCATTGATAATTTTTGTTATTTGTTTGATATCCGATGCGTCGGCCAATTTGTTCAAATTGTTGGTTTTCCAAAACCAACAAGCAGATTCCACAGCACCGTGAATAGTATTCATATATGTAGATACTTGAGTAATATCCATATCTATACTTTTTCCGAACCTAGTGTAATTATCTTTGCCTGTGATTTGAATTAGACCTCTACCACAAAATTTAAAACCATCACCACTAGCCTCATCACCATTTCCCATACGATTTGCATATACTCTATTGGCAATTTTTTCTGGCTTACGCTCATATTCCTTAGCTAAGGCTTCTGTAGGGAAATATTTTTTAAATACACTCATCAAGCCAGGAGCACCATAATTTAGGTTTTCTTTAAGAGCAGTGAATTCTGCAGACTCATGAGCACATTGTGCCATAAAAGCTGAAATTCTCTGTTTGGTGGTAATTTCATATTTTAGAAAAAACTCTTCCAAGGCAGGTAGCCACTCTGGCAAATGTGCATTTTTTGGCAAAAAAGCCTTTAATTGATCTAATGTAATGGTACTCATTGATTATTTACTTTCATATAATTTCTTTTGTATTTGATACCATTCTATCCAGGCATCATTTTTAACAGCACACTCATAATAAGTTGTATAGTTAATCACTACAGTTTTGGTAAACTGACTCATAGTGGTTGAATCGCCCTCTATCATTTTCAATTGAGGACATTTTTCCAACAAGTGTTCTGGAATAGGTGGGAATTTGGCCATCACTGGCACAACTGTACTGCAACCAGACAATAAACTCACTGTTAATAACAAAATATAAAACTTTTTCATTATTTAACTTGCTCCGCTGCTTGATTATGAGCCTGCACTACTTCTTTAGGGATTATACAAACATTATCATACTTAACTACTTCCCTGTCCACAAACTGAATTGTATCTTTAGACTTTTCTTTAATGAGCTGTGTTTTTGTCACAACTCTATCCACTATCTTAACATTTACTTTAGCTGCTTCCACCTGTAACATTTCAACTTTTTTTTCCGCCACTGCAACTTTTGTACGCCACGACATTTCTGAATCATACGCTCCACGAAAATATATACCTAAAACTAATAAACCAACACTAAACCATTGAACCAGTTTTCCTGGTCCTGGGCTAGCAAATCTATATGTTACCATGATGGAAAGCAGCAGGCCAACAAGTCCAACAATCAAAATTGCATTAAGTGCAAAATTGATTATTGAAGTTGGCAATAATGATAAAATCCACATTATCGTAACCCCGCCGCAATTCTAATACTTTCAGTAAATTCGTTCTTTGGTGCTTTAGTATCGACATCCAACCCCGCGGCTGTTTTTAAATTATCCAAATCACGATTTTTATTTGCCAAAAACTTTTTATAGTCAGGCGCTGTTAGTGGAATAATGTTTACTAATTGTTCTTTGTCTGCCGGATATTCACCAGGCACTTTATGATATTTAATTCTCCATTGATCCATTTTTACACCAGCCAAATTGTCTAGATCAGACAACAGGTCCAATAACCCATCAATAAATTCTAAGTTTCTGCTGGATTCAACAAAAACAACATATTCACCATCATCCAATTCTCCCAAACTGGCATCAGCATCCAATACCCAATCATATCCTTTTTCGATAAAATTTACCAAATCATCGGCTGCATCCTGGGATCTAACTTTAAAACTAACAACTATGATATCCTCGTCATCACCTATTTTGCTTTTATATTCATCAATATGAACTTCGTCGTGAATCATTCGATTAAAATCGCCCAGTTCCAAACCTTCAAGGATTTTTAGATCAATAGAGTTATTGTTGCTCATTTTGATCCTTTCTTTCGTCATGCACATCGTCATCAGCACCTTCCTCGTAAGCGGCTGCAATTTCGTCAGCATCATAGGATTCGCCTTCCAACTCAATACTACCTCTGTGAATTTCTGACATTAATTGCCTAGGCATTGCAATCTCAACAAGCCAAATTTTGGTTTTGGCCATTTTAGGCATTTTTGTTCCTGGTTCAAAATCATTGGGTGTTTTGACTTTTATTGGATATTCCAACGTATCTTTTTTATATTTGATTTCGCAGCCATATTCAGATAAACGTTGAGCACCTTTTGGATCAGGCATTTTTTTATATGGCCACATGAAAGTGCAGGTTATGAAATATTTTTCATAATTCGGCCCCTCAGCCAATTCCCCCTGCTTCCAATTTTTGAAAACATAAATATCCAATTGATCAATCACCCGCTCAAATTCCATTAAGCTGACTAGGGCACTGTCAGTCATGAAAATATTCTTGGTATTTTTAATGATATCTTTAATATTATTGGCCATTTTTAGATTCCGATTTATTATATTTATAGTAAAAAAATAAATCCCAAGACCAATATCAAAACGTTCTGCTGAGCATAATACTTATATCAAAAGATTTCATCATTAACGCACACTTGAAATCCATGACTCCGACTCGTAAATATTTGTGTGACTAGGGATACTAGCCACTCATTAGGAGAATTCATTTGTCAAAAAGAAGAAACCGTGACTATGCTGTGCAACAACCCGCACACAACGCAGTCCCAGATAATACTATTAGTTTTAATTCTTACTCACATTACAAAAAATCAGTCAATCTTATTCCCAAAACACTCAAACAAGAGGAATATATTAATCTCTTAACAGACCCAGAAAAGTTAATTGTTTTTGCTACAGGCCCTGCAGGTACTGGTAAAACCATGTTGGCTGTTTTGGCCGCTGTTAGAGCTTATAAAGCTGGTGAAGTCAAAAGAATCGTGATAACCAGGCCAGCCGTGGGTGTGGATGATGAAAAACATGGATTTTTACCTGGCGATTTGAATGCCAAAATGGAACCTTGGACTAGACCTATTATTGATTATATCAGTGAATACTATAGCCCAAAAGATATTGCTAGAATGCTAGATGACCAAATAATTGAGATATCTCCCCTAGCATTTATGAGGGGGCGGACATTTAAGGATGCATTTATTATTGCAGATGAAATGCAAAATGCAACTCCTAGCCAAATGAAGATGCTGCTTACCCGCTTAGGCGATGGATCCAAAATGGCCGTCACTGGCGACACACGTCAAGCTGATCGTAGTGACAATGACAATGGATTGCTAAACTTTCAAAATTTAGTTGCTGACTATAAAAAATGCAAATACATCGGCGGCGTTGAATTCGGTGGTCAAGATATACGCCGCCACCCAGCTGTTGTTGAAGTGTTAAAAATCTATAAAGAAGTTTAACCTAAACTAGCATCAATTATTCGGATTGCTTGGTGACGATTTGGAAAATTTCCTTCCAATTCTTCACCATAGTGATCTTTTCATTGTAATAATTTAAGTTATGACCGTGTTCCATTAACAAAGCATTGAGCCCCAATGCCGCACCATCTTCAGCATTCTTAATTTTATCCTCGATCCAATAACACCCAGTGTTTTTGTAAACGGATAACGCTTGATCCTTGTCAGCACCAGTTTCCAAACAGGTTATCTTTTCAAAAGCTGTTTTGCCAAAAAGCTTTCTTAAATTCATTTCCCGTAATTTGACTGCATTGGGATTGGTACTTAGACTGGTAATGGCATGGAAAACATAACCATACTCTTGATGTAACTTTTTAACATAATGCATTGAATCCCTCAAGGGCGGTAGGAACCCAATTGCTGCCGATTCATTGAATATTTTTATCAGCTTATTAGCTTGTTTTTTACTGATGTCATACCGTTCACCAATATCATAATTAAATTCATGTCCGGGTATTTTGGAAAAACCATGTTCTTCCATATAGACACTGAAGGGATATTCCCAATCCAATGCAACCCCATCTATATCCACTAATATTACTTTGTTCTTCATTGAGCTATCCATATTTCATTAAATCCTTCTTCGATTCTCGGTTGTTCAAATCCACTAATCATATCGTTAATTACATTCTGTGGGACATTTTTACCTGGTCGATTTTTTAATCGAATTACAAGTTCTAATGGATCGGGTGTTTTAAACATCACT